TAATATATCTTTACCTTTATCCGAAGGAGATGCTTTATAAGGTAATAACTCTAGATCATCCCATATTATATAAGTTCGTACAAATGGTGTGAAAGGATATGCTTGTTTCAATAAATTTTTAGCAGAACCATATGCTTCTTTACTATTAGGATCAGTAAATCCTTTATCATAAGCTATAAAAACTTCTTCTGGATTTAACGAAAGTATCATATCTCTATGCCATTTAGATATTGACATACCACAGGTAGCAACAGCAAAACAATCTTCTTCAAAAAAAGTATCACATTGCATAACACTTTTTTCCGCCTCGAATAATATTACTTTTTTTATTCTCTTAATAGCATTTTGATTATGATTTAAGCCGTATAAATTTAATGCTAAAGGATGATTATATAAATGTTTTTCTATCAGTAAAGGCATATATTTTTTCCCTGCTAATACTTCTTCTTCTTTTAATGCCCTACCTCTAATACCTATTAAGTTATTATCGATATCATAATGAGGGATAACTATTTTATCATCTTTTATGTAATATTTAATACCATATTTACTCATTGTTTCTATAGAAATACCTTCGTCTATCCAAGATTCATGATAATACTCTTTAAATACCTCTAAAACCTTATCATTAATAATAGGAATATTAGCCTTGGGTTTTTCTATTCTTTTATACTTATTAATCCATTCCCAATCATCAATTAAATAATCTTTACTAGCATTTGATAATATAGATGAACAATGAATAATTTTATTTGTAAGTGCGGCTACATGTTTAATACATTCATAAAAAGATAATTTAATATTTTTTCGTAGTTTTGAACGCCTAACGAGTTCATAAATATCAAAAGTATCTTGGCATTCGGTATAGCAACGGAAGGTTTTTGTGTCTCTGTAGTAATATAATTTGTAAGAACCACTATTAACATTATGACAAATTGTTTGAAAAATTAGATTATCATCTTTATCAATATGAGGTTCATCACTACCTAAATCCTTGAGTAAAAATTTAATATCATTATCATCCAAAGATTGTTTAATTTTTTCTTTATCTAACATCTATTCACACTCCTTAAAAGTTGAACAGAGATTTTGTATTGTCTTTGTCTTCTTTGTCGATTTCTATTTCTTTTTCATCAATTGAATGTTCATCAATTATTGCATCAATCATTTCAATCTTTGTAGATTCTACAGGTATTATTTGATATTTATTATTGGTTAGAAATAAATCCTGACCTCTCATGTTACCAAGATTAATATACTGCCATAATTTTACTCTTGTAAGTTTTCCTCTTCTTACTTTATAAATGTGGTAAGCCATATTAGGGATAGGATAAATACCTTTTGACAGTATAGGTTGTAGTGCTTCTATATCTGCATTAGTAGGCTCAAGAGCAACAACACCTACATCAATCTTATCTGCTACGGCTTTTGCTCCTCTTAAAACATTTTGATCAGCATCTTTTATATTTTTGTATTCTCCATTGGTTTGTGTTGAACTATCAATATGAACATTTAATTTATTACACATTGCTTTTAGTCTATCTGAAAACATTAATAATACTTGGTCTTCTCTTAGTTTCATTCCTCTTGATACACTTGCAATTTCTGCAATGAGTTTTAAAGAAGTATGTAAGTAATCAAATAATACATATTGTACTTTATGGTCTATTTGATAACGTCTTATTACAGTTTCTATATCTTCAATATTAAAATCTGATAGATATTCAATCCATAAAGGAGATTGTTCAATAAATTCTATTGCTTGGTCTACTCTGTTTTCTTCATCTTCCTCTTCTCCGATATATTTACCATCTAATATTTTATCTTCATTTACTCCACTTACATATGCCATAAACATTGTTTGAATCTCTTCAATTTCAAGTTCAGTGGTAATATAAAGGGTAGGTTCTGAGACACCTCTATACATCCACTTTTTATCTTTTAAATTCCAAATATAAGGTACAGCATAACTACAGGCATCAGCAGCAGCCAATCTTGATTTCCCTATACCAGTTGGTGCAGACCTTAAATAGAATTTTTTTAATCTCGCCCCTCGAACAATAGTATTCATTATATTACTTGCCATTGGAATACCAATATCAGGTGCTTCTTTACATCTTTCTTTTAATTCTCTTAACCCCTCACCCGCTTTTTGTCCTTGATTATTTATATTAGTTAAATGTTTATTTTTAATATCAATGATTTTTTTCTCAACTATATTAAATATATCTTGGACAGAAAGTAAATCAAACTGTGCTTGCATTTTTTCTTGTTCTTTTGGCTCAACTAATGTTTCATCATAGATTGTTTTAATATCAATTCCCTTATCAAACAAATCTCGAAGTAAAGTAAATTTTTTAACTCGTTGATAATTATAATCAAAGTTATCTAAACTACTATTAGATTGACATTCAATAATATAATCCATTCCATTATTTTCATTGAATATTTTATACTGAAGTTCATAGGGAGATAAATAATTATCAATTGCAATGTAATCTATGGTTTTAACACCTTGTAAATATAAATTATGTATTGAGGCAAATATCATTTTATGAAACAATTCTTCAAAATCATCTCTATCCAAATTATATTTACTATCACTTAATAATTCTGGTTTTTGTAATAAACACCCTAGCACTTGGAGATAGCTTCTTTTATCCGATAAACTCAAATGTTTATCACCTCAATTCATCTATATCTATTAATTTATCTTCTATATTATCTGCTGGTTTTTTTATTTTTACTATTCTTTCAATTACTATATTATTCATATTTATATTTTCCAATTGTTTATGTATTGATTTTTTCATACTTTCGTAGTCTTGTGCTTCTTCGTATATATAAGGGATAATACCTACACAATCAGATACTACAGGGTTATCTTGAGTTTCATAAAAATACTTTAAAGTAATAAACATACCTTCGTAACTAAATTTATAATTAGTATAATAGTCTTTAAGTAATTTATATATCTTGACATTTAATTGTTTAGTATTTAACAATTTCTTTAAATATGTAATTACTTTTTCTTTAGCTAATATATCTTTATCAGATATTTCGGGTTCAAGAGCAGTATGAGTATCTTTTTGGATACCTTTCTTTACACTTTCAATTTTTTGTTTCTCTTTTTTTTCTTTAATTTTATCCTTAGAAGTTTTTTTAGAAAAAGCATTGAAACATTTTTCATGATAGTATTTATTCTTATATTCAAAACTTTCTTCCTTAGAAACTATTTCTTTACAGAATGGGCATATCCTTGGTCTTCCTGCCATTAAATCACTCCATAATATATATAATAAGGCAGACAATAAGAATATCTGCCCATTAATATATTTTTTTACAATCTTATAGTCCTAGTTCTTGTATTTTATCTACTAGATCATCATAAATTACTGTCATTACTTCAGTTTGCATCTTAGTACATTCACTAACCTTTTTCCCTTTCCCAAGATGTTTTTCTACAATCTCCACTAAAAGATCAGACTTATTTGCATCTATTAACTTCCCGCCAGCTTCCCCTATTTTCTCCATAAGTTCTTCATAACTAATTTTTTGAGATTCAAATATTGTTTTTTGCTCCTGGAATGTTACGGCTTTTACCCCTTCTACTTCTTCCTGAAGTTCAATTGCTTTAATAATTACTTCTTCAAGCTTTTCTGCTGTAAAGTTTTCTATCTTTGTTTCAATATAGTCAAATCTACTGCGTGCAAAAAATCTATCTGTTTGGGCTAAATAACCAGATGAGTTTATTACTTTTCCATCTTCATCTACACCATTTGATTCAAGATATACAACAATGTCACAGTTATCAATAATTGGTTCTAATGCTCTCTTATCACCTTTAGGAAGAATGAATCCATCTTTATTTTCGGTTTTATGTGCTATAAATACTACCGTATATCCTACACCAGTTAGTTTATTAATTTCTTCCCAATACTCAGTTTCATATTCCTTCCACAATCCAAAACCATCATTCCCATCTTTCAAACGAGACACACCATATAAACTGTTTATATATCTCTGGCAATATTTAGCTGAAGCTTCAACTTCATCAAATATTATTGTACTGTACATCTCTTTAGCTTTTTCTACTGTTCCTAAACTAGTTAATTGCTTATTAACTTTTTTAAAATCTGCCCATGTATTAATAGGCACAAAAGGCACACCTGAAATTGCATTAACCCCTTTTTCAAATGGTAAGTAAAAAGGTTTTTTCATTCTTGTTGATTGCTTAGTTTTACCTAAGTTATTGCCTCCGTAAATCATAATTCTCTTACCTTCAAGTCCTTTGGCAACAACTGATATTTGTGGATTAAAAATGTCGAACATACAATCTCCTTTCAATTTTTCAATTTGAAGAGTAGATATAATTGATATCTACTCTTTTTATTTTTTTGTTAATATAATTAAAATGGTAAGGTTTTCCCACTCTTAGGAGTCGATGAAGCAGTTTTCCCCCCTGCATTTCCTTTGGTATCTTTCTTATTCTTCAATTCTGCCAGCATTTCTTCTCTAACAGTCATAGCATTTTTAATAGTATCTATTGAAAATACATTAGGGCTATCTTCAAGATAAGGTTCGCTACCACCAGTAACTATTAATTCTCTAGTAGTAAGAGTTTTAATAACTTCTTTAGGCTTTCCAATAGCCACGGGCACAAGAGTTTTAGTTGTACTGATTGCTATATTTACATCACCGTAAAGTTTAACTGACTGTCCTGGTTCATATAAAGCTTCAATTCCTTGAGCTATTTCTTGATCTTTCACAATAAATTCCATAGGAACAATCTTACCACCATAAACAGGTACAAGACCACTAATTACTTTATTGCCCGTTACATCTCCATTAGAATCTACTTCATCATTCATCTTATGAATAAATATTTCAATCGCAAATTCTGCTCTAGGATTGAATTCTTCTCCAACTTTCAATCGATTAATAAAATTTGTTTGAACCTTAACATCAGACTTCAAAACATCTGCTCCATTATAATAATCATTAACAGTAAGTTTTGCCCCTGTAATTCTTACTTTATCTGCTTCTTCTTTTCCTACTTTAGCAATTGATTTATATTCATTCATTACAGTAGATAAACCTTTAAATATTGAATTTTCATCTGTAGTATTTTTCTTGAATTTATTAGCAAAAACATCTATTGTACAAATAGCAGTTTCACCAATTTCAATTACAAGATTGCCAGTAATAGCTTCTTTCCCTTGAATGTCTTTAACCTCTAAATTAATTTCTGATACAATACCTTCTACAATTACGTTATTTTCTGCTTCACGCAGCATAGTATTAGCTTCTGTCATATGTAACATTTTCCTCCTATTTTTATTTTATTGTTTTAATTAATTTATTCATCTTCTGCCAACTTTAAACTACCTTCCACCATATCAATAACCTTCCATATTTCCCTATGACCTTCACCGCTAGGGATCATTTCAATTTCAACCTTTGCAGGCTTTGTTCCTGAAAAACCAGTGATAATACCTTCTTTTACAATTCCATCTCCTTCGGTAACAAAGGTAATTTTCTGACCCTCAGATAGAATTTGATTGCCATCTTCTTCTGTTTCAACTTCAATTGACTTATAAGGCGCAACTAATACATTTATCATACTTTATGCGTTTCCTCCTTCCTCCAATATTTCCAATACAATCGATTATATTTAAATAAATAGATTATTTATTTAACTTAATTAATAATTGATAAGTAAATCATAACCAAATTTGTTTTTCATCACGTTTTTGCCATA